AAAGTAAAGGAGATTGAATATGAAGAAATGCCCTAAATGCGGAGCAGAACATAACCTTAATGGACGTTTCTGTTCTAGGAGTTGCGCTAATAGTAGAGATATGTCTAAAAGAAGAGGCATTCCTCATTCGCCCGAGACGCTCGAAAAATGCAGAGCAAAGGCCAATGAATATTGGAGCAACGAAGAAAATAGGGAAAAGTTTTCTAAAGTAATGAAAGAAGCTGTTCTCAGAAACCCAGATAGCTATTCTAAAAATAATGTATCTGGTAGAGCGAAAATGTATGAAGTTCTTGATTCCTGTGGCAACAGTACGAAAGTAAAAGGCAAGTGGGAATTAAAAGTTGCAGAATATCTTAATGAAAAAGGTATTCGTTGGACTAACAATATGATACCATTTGCTTACGAATGGAAAGGGAAGTTTCATTTATACTTTCCAGATTTCTTTCTTATTGATAAGAATGAATACGTGGAAGTAAAAGGCTATAAGACTGACAGAGACGAAGCTAAATGGTCTCAAGTTTCTAATCTTATAGTGATAGAAAAAGAAGATTTACGTCGGTTGGATGGTAAGATATCATAGGACTCTCATACGGTCCCACAAATAGGTTTGATTCCTATAGCCGACACCAAGAGTTTAGCGGACAGGTGGTCTGGTGACCATTCTGGTCTCATAAGCCAGAGAGTCATGTTCGATTCGTGGGTCCGCTTCCAAAACAATCGGAGTATAGCGCAGTCTGGTTAGCGTGGCTGGTTTGGAACCAGTAGGTCGCAGGTTCGAATCCTGCTACTCCGACCAATTTTCCGATCGTTGTGCCACCGAGGCGATTAATCGGAAGTAAAGAAAGGTTGACTTTACCACCTAGGAAGGGTATAGTTGGCAACGGTGGGTAAATTTATGCGGGATTAGTTCAGAGGTAGAACATCGGTGTTACATACCGAGTGTCGGTGGTTCGATTCCATCATTCCGCACCAGTTAATGCCCCATTAGCCCAATTGGCAGAGGCGTCGGTCTTAGGAACCGAAGGTTGGGAGTTCGAATCTCTCCTGGGGCACCATTAATGCTCGTATCGTCTAGTGGTCAGGACGCCACCCTCTCAAGGTGGAGAGTTCGGTTCAAATCCGGATATGAGCGCCATTTGTGTCTCTGGTGTAAGTGATCTGCACGACGGTTTGAAGCACCGTAGGACTTAGTTTGATTCTAAGGGGACGCACCATTATAGGTCAGTGACGTAATAGTAACCGTGGCGCTAACGCTGGGCGCTGTTTTCTTTCGTCCGGAAGAAAGAAAACGTGTAGGTGCAAGTCCTACCTGGCCTACCATATAATGCCCTCGTAGCCAAACGGTAAAGGCAATCGGCTCAAACCCGTAGATGTGTCAGTTCGAATCTGACCGAGGGCACCAATTTGCTGGGGTAGTGTAATGGAAGCACCCGAGGTTGTGGACCTCGGAGCCCAGGATCGATACCTGGTCCCAGTACCAATTAACGCTGTTGTGGCACAGAGGTAGCGCACTTCCATGGTAAGGAAGGGGTCGCAGGTTCGAATCCTGCCAGCAGCACCAGTTTACGCCGGTTTAGTATAATGGCATTACAGTGGTTTCGTAGTCCTCTGATAGCGGTTCGATTCCGTTAACCGGCACCATTTAGCTTGACATTCCTTTCCGAATGTGCTATTATTAGACATAATGTGAAAGGAAAAGGAATGAATAAGGTTTGGATTTTTGATATTGACGGCACTCTTGCTGATAACGAACATCGGATGCACCATCTTGAAGGTGGTAAAAAGGAATGGGATGCGTTCTTTTCAAAGCAGCATTTAGATGAACCTTATCAGCCTGTATTAGACGTTCTACATGCTCTGGCAAATGATCGACTGGGTGATAAGGTCATTATCGTTACTGCCCGTGATGAACGTTTCCGTGAGGATACTTTAGCGTGGGTGAATAAACATATTCCTTGGATGTCAAATGATGATGTGTATATGCGTCCGTTTGGCTTTCGTGGTGATGATGACAAGATGAAGGTTGGAATTATCAAGTGGTGGCTTGAAAAGAATCCTGGTTTCCAGGTTGGTGCCATGTTTGATGATCGTCATCGTATCATCGATGCCTGCCGTGCAGAAGGTTGGTACACTTTCGAATGTAACCAGTCTCGTAAGGAGTTTTGATATGATTGACTTGACAAAAGAAGGTAAACAGTTTATAGTGTATAGTAAGTCAGGAGCAAATCAGTTTACAATGTCTTTTCGATCATGGGATGATGTTGAACAATACATTGCTACTGAAAAAGGAGTTTCAAAGATTATGTCAGTGGAGTCCTATGAGATTCCACTGACAGGTTTAAAAGTTGCTGTCCCGTAGCACAAAGGTAGTGCAATCGACTGATAATCGATAGACGATGGATCGATACCATCCGGGACAACCATTATGCCGAGACCGCCTGAGTGGACGGGCACCCGACTGTAAATCGGACGCTTAAAGCACGGTAGGTTCGAACCCTACTCTCGGCACCATCTTTATTCGGGGATAGTTAAATTGGCATAACTATGGTTTCTGGGTCCATCGTTCTTGGTTCGAGTCCAAGTCCCCGATCCAATATAACAAGGATACATTATGAACAAAGTGTTTACTACTATAGCCGTATTCATCACCCTCACAACCTCGGCCGCTGCCGATCCGTTATCCGATTTTTTCGGTGGTATCTTTGGCGGTCAATCTCAACCACAGCAGACAGTGAAAGGAAAAAGTAGACATGGCCGAAGCGTTCAAAGCAATGATAATGACTCTTGGTTTGCTGGTAGCAGTTCTCATGGTTCTGGAGGGAGCCGCATGGTGGCTTCATTCTACGGCCACGGTGAAAGACTTTCCAAACACACCGCTTCGGGGGCAGTTTTCAATCCTCATGGATACACCGCAGCCCATCGCACACTTCCGTTCGGAACTCACCTAAGAGTATGTCATAATGGTTGCGTCACTGTCACAGTTAATGACCGAGGTCCTTTCGTCAGAGGTCGCTCCCTTGACCTGTCTTATGGTGCCGCTCGTGCTATTGGTATGGGTAGCACTAAAAGTATCTCCGTCGAAAGACTAAACTGAATGAAGAAAATCCTGATCATCGGTTTGCCTGGTTCTGGTAAGACAACATTTGCAAATCAGTTGTTGGACAAGTTAGGCGAACACAAGATATCATATGCATGGTACAATGGTGATCATGTTCGTAAGATGTATGATGATCAGGATTTTTCATTAAATGGTCGTCTCCGCCAGGCACAAAGAATGGCGGATAAGGCCAACATCTGTAAGAACTTAGGTATAGTTGCTGTCTCTGATTTTGTTTGTCCATCAGAATACTATCGTGATCTGTATCAGCCCGACATTCTTGTGTGGATGGACACTCTCGAAAAAAGTGTGTATGAAGATACTAATGCATTGTTTGAAAAGCCAAGTGACTATGATTATTGTGTCACGCAGTTTTACCAAAATGCTTTTGTGATTGATCGTATAATTGAAGAACTTAAATGAGACAAACATTCCACTTCTACATAGGACTACATCGTTCGGGTGGAACGGTACTCTCAAGCATACTCTCTCAAAATCCTAAAGTATATGTAACATCTAATACAGCCTTGTATGATGTTCTAGCAGGCGCCAACAAAACATGGAATGAAGCGGCGTCAGTAATCACCCACCCTATACCAGAACAACTAGCCAATATGAACAAGGCAATAGTTGAGTCGATGTGGTGTCATCGTCCTGAACCAATCATCATTGATCGCAATAGAAACTGGTCACATAGTATGGCCGCTTCAAGCAAGTGGTTCGATAAAGATATCAAAGCAATCGCCTCGACTAGAGATATACCTGGTATTATGGCCAGTTGGATCACTCTATATAAAAGAGAGAATGAAGGCTATTCACAATCAGACATTGAACGATTTGCCTTCCATATGTGGAACAGTTATACTAAAGAGTATGTTGATTCCTTCGTTAAGATGAAACGTGAAGCTGGTGATAGAGTTTTCTTTTTCAGTTATGATGAGATTACTTCCAATCCAAGATTTTATCTTTCACGCATAGAACACTTCTTAGGTATACCACATTATGATTATGACTTAGAGAACATTCATGGTGACTTTCAAGACACAAACATCATACCAGAAAGTTTCGAAGGCTTGCATAGAATTAGGCCTAAGTATGAAAAGGTGTCTATCCCTCCCGAAGAAGAATTAGGTCCAAAACTATACAAGAAGTTCTTAGAGTTAGACGAACATTTCAAAAGCGAGTTACATCATGGAAATTATCAGTAATCTTCTATCAAGAGAAAAGCAGAATGAAATCGAGAGTGAGTTTCTAAACGGAAGTTTTCCCTGGTACTATAACTCCGTTGCCACTTATGATCAGTTTAATGACCATCGAACTTTAAACACACCGTTCTTTGGTCATATGTTCTTTATCAATAACGAGATTGTTTCAAGTCATTACTATCCAAAAGTGGTTCAACCAATCGTTGAAGCCCTTGAACGCTATAAGGGCAAAAGGTTTCAGAACCGCATCTGGCGTATCAAAGCCAATCTCTATACGAAAGATGGTTCATATCCAGAGGACTTTCATCACCCACCACATATCGATAATGGTGATGAGAACTTTAGAGGTGAGACTTTCCTCTACTTTGTGAATGATGCTGATGGTGATACCTTTATGTTCAATGAGCATTATGATTATGTCCACAAGAGATATGGACCTGAGAATTGGAATGGTAACTTTACCAACCAGCTACGTATCACCGCCGAGAAGGGTAAGTCGGTATTGTTTCCTTTGACCCAGTGCCACACCTCTTCCGTTCCGAGAAGTGGCGGTCCTCGTATCACCCTTAACTTCGTTTTCGGTGAGTATTTCTAGGCATAGATAAATATTGATTGACATTCCTTTTCCGGTGTGCTATTATTAGACATAATGTGAGAGGAGATACGGAAATGGTTACCAAGACTGTTTATCAGGAAGTCGCCGTTGATGTTGATATTGACATGACCGAGTTTGACACGGACGAGTTGATCGAGGAAATAGAGACCGAGTCTCGTGGTAATTGGCTCGTGGTCGATAAACTTGATGGTGACTTTATCGCACCTCGTGTCTATGATGAAATCTATGAATTGTATCGGGACTATATAAGTCGCAGTCCTTCTTTCGAAGAAAACCTAAAAGCCTTCTTTGAAAACTATGCCGGTTCTATCGTTCTCTGAAAGGAACACTGAAATGAGAAACAAGTTTATCGCATTGGTTGCCGCTCTAGGCATTGCTTTTGCTGTTGCTACTCCCGCTAAGGCCCAGTTTTGGGGTCCTTATTACGGCGGATATGGGTACGGCTGGGGATATGGCGGCTACGGTTATGGAGTTGCTGCTCTGGCTGGCGCTGCTATTGTGG